GATGTGGCCTCCGGGTCACACCGGAGGCCATTCATTTCTACGCGCCCGTAGCTCAGTGGATAGAGCGTTGGCCTGCGGAGCCACGGGAGCCCTCGAAAGTCCGCACCATCCCATCTGTTCCTGAGATCTTGCCATCCATTGCCCATCAAGAAGGTCGTGAGGGGTAGCGTGGCGCTTATGCCATCGGCGCTGTGGAAGCCAGTGGGTGTCCTGATTCGCGAAGGGGCGGAAGTTGCCTGCCCTGCATCGCTGGCGGAAACTTCCAGGCCTAACCACCTGGGCCGCTACCCTTTTTCTAACGTGTGCGACGTGCTGGGGCGTGACCGTAAGGCCGCCCGGGATTGTCGAATCCGTGGGGAACACGAGATACCCGAGTCCGAGGAGCCGTTGCGTGTGACGGCTGAACATCGAACCTCGGAGAAGCGGAATGGACTCACCGTGGGCCGGCTAACCCACCAGCGACGTCGCACCGAAATTTGGTTGTGCCCAGCGGGACGAGGCGGAGGAGCGTATTGAGTAAGATCCAGCGTGTGCAACTCAGACGAGCTAAGGGCTGGCGGATGCCGCCCAACACGATAAAGGTGGATCGTTCGACCAAATGGGGTAATCCCTTTCGTCCGAACCGACGGGACAATAAGGCGTACTGCGTCCAGCTCTTCAATTATCTGATGGCCGGCTTCGTCTGCATGTGTGACGTGCCCACCCCGGATGAGCAGATGGCCTACCGGAAGATGCTGGCGGAGAACATCGGTGAGCTGCGCGGGAAGAACCTCGCGTGCTGGTGTCCGCTCGACGCGTCCTGTCACGCCGATGTACTCCTGCGGATTGCAAATGGAGACCCCCAGCGATGAGATGGAACCCGAAGGCTGAGGACCTGCTGGCTTACGTGGCCGAGCGCGATGGGGCCGCATTCGCAGACGAAGTGCGCACGGTCGCCGAGAACTTGGTGGTGCGCGTCTACACATGGCCGGTCGTCCAGAGATACCACGTTCGTATGGCCGTGAGTACGGTCGAGATGCGGCAAAAGATGCGTCGTGCCGTGGCCACGTGGAGCAAGAAGTGGGGGCAGACTGACGAGGATGGCGAGGCCGATCTCCTCCGGAGGTTGGAGGCCCTCGCATGAAACTCTGCCTGGATAGCGACGGATGGGAGGGAGTAGGGATGAGGAGCTTGCCGACGCACGACGACCTCCGAATAATCTGTATTACTGGAAGCAACAAACATACGACCCCCGAAGTGGCTGAGGCGGCGCTGCACATTATCCACGAACGGGAATCCGAGAACGCCGCCCTGCGGGCCGAACTGGCGCTTTTGCAGGAAGCGAATGACAAGGCGTTCGAGTTTATCCACAGCGTCGATGTGGAAGCCGCAGAGGAAATGCGCGTAACTTCCCCCCACGCCACCGCCGCCCTCGACCGTCTGAAGGCGCTGGAGAAGGTGGCGGAGTGGGCAGAAAAGTGGTGGCGGCTGGCAAACGTTCCAACACCCGAGAAAGGCGGGGCGGTTGAAGAGAACTACGCAGAGGAAGTCCGCGCCGCGCTCGTCGGACTAGGTGATGCTCTCGATGTGTTGCGCTCCACTTCGGGGTCCACCTCAGACAAGGAAGGTGCTGGAAGCAAGCCCATTCCGCATACGACTCCAGGTACGAAGTATGGTTCTGGCCGACCCGAGTAGCGTGGGGTCCACCTTGGGGGAGTCGGGGCGTGACTGATGGAGATGTGTATTCGCTTGAATTACAGTTGCGCCTTCTTCGGGAGATTCGGGATGCGGCAAACGACATCATGAAAGAGGCGATAGCGGAAGGGAACTCTTGGTACGCGAATCGTGCCGGGGTTATTCGGGAGGCTGTGCGCGTGTTGTTGCCCGATTAGTGTGGCGGGGGTCCACCTTGGGGGAGGGAGAGAAGCCGAAGTGAGGCGTTTTCCCAACTACGGTTGTTTCCAAATGGTGCGTGAGGGAACTGGAGTTGTCGAAGTTAGGTGCAGTCTGTGTCCAGGCGTTCATATTTTCGGGGAGCCATTCTTTGATGCTTTTCCATTCAAGGTTGAGGATGCGTTGCTGTTTCACAGGAAGGGTCACAAGCTGGAATGGGAATCCGATGCCTTGGGGGAGGGAGAGAAATGAACGCAGATACCGCAGATGATGGGCAAAGCGTAGTGTTACCCGGTTGGCGGGTCGATTTTGTTAAACGAGAGCACACAATTTACGGCGGTTTCTCAACCGCTGCTTCCGCCGGTGAGGCGATACAACAAGTCGAGGCGCGTTTCTTCACGGTTGAAGGCATCAAGATTGACGCAGAACGCATCCGATATGTGACAGCAACACCCGTACGCTTCACGGGGCCAGGAAATATTGTGGGGGATGTGGCCATTGAGTTGGGTGCCACCTCCGGCGCGGAGAAGGAGACAAAATAATGGACTGGCAGGCTGTGCTGATTGGTGCTGCCGTAGCGGCGGTAATTGCGTTACTGACTAGACGCGGATGACCTTCGCTGATCTCCCCGTAGGGGCGCGGTTCAGGTGGTATTGGTGGCTTCGGGAGATTATCAGCCGTTTGCGATGCGGCCCGAGGAACCCGTCGAGGTGGTGGAGGAGTCGTGAGCGATACGCGGGTCATCGAGGTCAACATGGCAGTTAAATGCGTTCGCTGCAAACGGGGCGGTGCTACGCCGAGCGGCTACTGTCTCAAGTGCATCGTCAAGAACCTGAAGGAAGGGAAGTACGACCACGTCTTGGAGCGGTACAAGCAGAAACCCAAATGAAGCTCCGAATCTCCGCTGATCTCAGCCTACCCCTTGAGGCCGTCACACAATCCATTGGGATCCTCGCGAAGCGCCGAGCCGGGAAGAGCTACACCGCTCGCCGGCTGGCTGAGCAGCTCCTCAAGGCTGGTCAGCAGGTGGTCATCGTAGACCCGAAGGGTGACTGGTGGGGGATCAGGTCCTCATCTGATGGCAAGGCACCTGGCTTTCCGGTGGTCATCCTCGGCGGAGAACGCGGCGACGTGAACCTCGAGCCCAGCGGTGGGGAGATCGTTGCGAAGCTCGTGGTCGAGGAACGCGTGAGCATCGTCCTGGATTTGTCGAGCTTCCGCAAGAGTGAGGTCGCACAGTTTATGGGGGGCCCGATGCCTCCCCGCGGTGGTCAGGAGGGCTTCCTCGAGGCCCTCTATCGGCTCAAGGCGCGCGACCAGTTTCGTACGCCCATGATGCTCGTCATCGATGAGGCGGATGCCATCGCACCTCAGAAGCCACAGAAGGGCGAAGAGCGGATGCTCGGCGCTGCGGAAGATATTGTGCGGCGAGGCGGGCAGCGTGGTATCGGTTGCACGCTCATCACGCAACGGTCGGCGGTCCTGAATAAGAACGTGCTGACCCAAGTGCAGGTCCTGATGGCCCTCCGCACGATTGCCCCGCAGGATCTTGAAGCCCTGAACGCCTGGATCGATGTCCACGGGACCGAAGACGAACGGAAGACCCTTATGGCCTCGCTGCCTGCTCTCCCTACCGGGGAGGCCTGGGTCTGGTCTCCGGGGTGGCCGACAACCGACGGTATCTTCGAGCGGGTCAAGGTTCTTCGCATCGAGACCTTCGACAGCGGCGCCACACCTGAGCCTGGGAAGAAACCCGTTGAGCCGAAGAATCTGGCCGACGTCGATCTGGACGCGCTGAAGCGCCAGATGGCCGCCACGATTGAGCGCGCGAAGGCACAGGACCCGAAGGCACTACAGGCCGAGCTCGCGAGGCTGAGAACTGAGCTGGCCAGAAAGCCGCAGGCTGTTGCCCCACAAGTGAAGGTGGAGCGTGTTGAGGTGCCTGTCCTGAAGGACGGACAGATCACTCGACTCGAGACTATCGCCAACACCCTCAAGCGCACCGCGCAGCAGCTAGCCGACAAGGCCTCTGACCTGCATCTGGCCGCCCACGCGATCGCTGAGATCCCCGGCAAGGTGAAGAGTGGAGCCGCTGTTGCACAGGCGATGCCTGCTTCCAGACCGCAGGCTATCAAAGCGCGGTCGGTCACCGTGGACCATCGGCCGGTGGCTCCCTCTGCCGATGGTCAGCTGAGCGGCGTCGCACAGCGGATCCTTGATGCGCTGGCTGAGCTGGAGGTGTTGGGTTCCACGACGCCACCCCGAGAGCTTGTGGCTCTCCTCGCCGGCTACACACATCTGCAGAGCAAGGGGTTCATCAACGCCCTGAGCAGCCTGAGGACCGGCGGGCTCGCGGAATATGGATCCGGAGGCACGGTCGCGCTGACGAACACGGGGACGGCGCAGGCGAAATACCCAGAGCGGCCACGGTCTGTTCAAGAAGTTCAGGAGCGTATCGTGGGTCTGCTTGGAGGAGCGACGGCACGGATCCTGCAGCCGCTCATCGACGCCTACCCGCAGGCATTGCCGCGTGAAGAGGTCGCGCAGGCCGCTGGCTACGGCCACCTGCAGAGCAAGGGATTCGTGAACTCACTGAGCCGTCTCCGGTCGCTGGGTTTCATCGACTATCCTGACAGGGGTAGCGTGGTCGCCCGTCCTGTGCTGTTCCTTGGTGGGAGTCGGCGATGACCTTCTGCCAGCGATGTGGGTCTCCTCATGTGTTGGATACGTCCATCCCTAATGAAGTATGGAATGCGGCGGTACGCGAGGAACATCCTGAATTGGACGGGATGCTCTGCACGCTTTGCATCGACGAGTTAGTGTCCGAGGCGGGGCTGACGTGTGACGCAGAATTCTACTTTGTTGGTAAGGCTGTCGTGAGCCGTATGTACGATGACGACCGCGGGACGATTGAGATGCTTGATCGTGAACGAACCGAATTGCAGGCAGCGAACGAGCATATGAAGAGGCAGTTGAGGTCATGGAAGCAGGAACGCCATAAGCTAAAAGCATATGCGCGAGCGGCTTGTTGGCTCGGCGTTGAACGACAAAAGGTGCGCGAGATGGTCGAACGGCTGGTGTCATGGGTTGAACAGTTCGCGGGAGAGGATCTCCCCGTGACCCTGGAGGCGCGAACCTGGTTAGACAAGGATTGGGGACAGACGCTTCCCAAAGAAGCGCGAGTTGTGAGTGGGCGCACGAAGTAGGTGCCGGAACTGACTGGCCCCCGAAGAGCAGGTGGTAGAGAGTGTGCGGTTGCAATCCCGAGGGAGACCGCGCAGGGCCACACGGTGACGTGAGGGTACAGCCGGAGCGCAACAAGGGACCGCACAGAGAACTCACGGGGGACATTGCGCCATACCGGGCATCTGCGCCAGTCGGCTGACGGAGCCGCCCACTCACTTACATGGGTCAATGACATACGATGGCGGGGAGGTAACGGGCATGAGTGTGAAACAGAGGGTGCTTGAACTTGCGCAGGGCAAGCGGCGGTTTCTCTCCGATAAAGAACTCGCCGAGCGCGACTTCGAGGGATTCTTCCAATGGCTCAGGGAGCGCGGGGTCGAGAGCCCCTATTATTACTACCCGAAAGAAGCGTGGGGGTTGTGGCGTTTCCAGCGGGATTATAACGAGTACCACCAGGGCCTTCAGGCCAAGGCACAGGCTGACCAGCAGCGTGCCAATCTCATCCAAGCGCTGAAGGATCCCACGACCTCCAAGGGTGTGGTGCTCGCCGCGATCATGTTGTGGCCAAAAGACCAGCAGGAAGATTTGGTGGCAGTGCTGAGTCCACCACCGCTTCTGGATGAACCGCCGGCGGACGTTCAGGCTGATGCCGATCTGGCCGGGGTGCCAGCTCCGTGAAGTGGATTGAGATCGCCGGGCTTCCTACGATGGTCGCCCAACTGCCTGGGACTGATGCCATCCATGAGAACTGCTATCGTTCCTTCCACCTTTTGCGGAAGGTCACGGAGTATATCAGGCGTGGTGTACCGGGAGACATCATCCTCGAGCTGATCGGGGAGCTGGACGAACTGGCCACCCTCAAGGCGCTTGCCGATCATGCGACCGTGCCACAGAACGGACAAGGGAAGACACTTTCATGACACTCCACGTCCCGCCTCGGCCGCTATCTCAGAAGCCCATGCCCCCACCCTCTATGCACTCCCCACCCGTTCCCCTTAAACTGCGGTTCAGGACGTGGGAGGAGAAGTTGATCGAGCAGATTAGGACGTGGTCGCCTGGGTCAGGGCACGGGGAGATCACGATCAAGCTCGAGTTTCATCAGAACCGGGTCGTGGGTGCGTCGCGATTGAACAGTGAAGAAAAGGTGAGGTTCGAGTGACGGAAATTCCGCCTGTCGTCGGTGGGTTTATCGCGGGGGCACTAATGATGGCGGGCTGGTGGGCTTGGGCATCCCGCAATCACTCCCTCGCGCTTGCCTGCTGGCTTTCTGGAATTGGGCTCGTGCTGACACGATAGCCGGGGCATAAAGGGACTTACTGTAAGGCTGGGCCGACCGGATCACCGGAGGCCATCCCCAATCAGGGGTGGCCTCTTCTCTTTTGAGGGAGCAGATCATGCGGGACGAGATCATCGCATTCACCGAGAGATCAAAAGACGAGATCGGTGCCGACATCAAGCAGTTGGCCCCGCAGTTACAGGAACACCGACTTAGGGGCCGTCCAGGAGAAGCGGTTGCAGTCGAGCGCCGGCTAGACCGTCTGTACGAGGAACTCCGTGCAGCTCGAGCCCGGGACGACAACCCTGTCGCGGACCTCGTGGATGGACGGAGGAAGCTCATCAAGGCCCTGTTTCTAGATGGACGGAGGAACGGGGATGGGCGGGCGTAGGAAGCGGGACCGCTCGAAGCGGGTTCGGGCAACGATGAGGCGCAATCCGCGGGTGCTCATCGGGATCTTGGTCAAGAAACGGGATGCCCACCTCGATGAAGACAAGCACTCGAAGGCCCGTGATGAACACAAGGATCGGTTGGATCGGAACGAGGAGCAGCGCAAGAAGCTCATCAAAATGGGGTTCAGCGAAGAGGCTGTAAACGCTTCATCTGCAACCGGGGACGAGCCTGTGGAGATCCTCGATGAGGACGATCCCCAGAGAAGGGCGCAGGTTATCAAGAAGCGGCGCTTACAAGGCCTTGTGTCCAGTCACATAGAGCAGAGCAGTCGTCACTTCCACGGAGTACCCCCAGACGCCACCGACAAGAAACAGGGGAAGAAGCGGAAGGGCGGGGCAGCACCTGACCCAGCAAGATACGTTCCACCCCCGGACAACTAAACGACGCTGGACCGATCTACCCGACAAGGTAGATGCGCGCATTGCGCTCATTGCTCAGGAGAGCGAGTGCTCATTTGCGGAGGCGATGAGGGAGATCCTCTGCCACTGGGTCCGGGGCTACGACTGGCGGCCTGTGCTTAGGGGCTTGCCAAAAGGGCGAGTCGCAAGTAAGATTTATGTTGTGGACTCTACGCTCCGCCGTGGTTGGCGCACGGCGGATTTTCGTTTTGGAAAGAAGCGGCCATCATTTATCGCTCCCGACCCGAAAGCGGGAGCGGTGTTCGATGGAGGCCATGCGTTTAAGAGGTGTGCCCTCTGTGGGAACACCGATCACTTGGAGGTACACCACGTAGATGGGAACCACGCCAATAATGCGGCGGGGAACTTAACCTGTCTATGTCGTGAGTGTCATAAAGCCATTCACCGCAAGCAGTCTTTCGGCAAGAAGAAGACTCGTAACATGCCACGCGTCAGTGCAAGAGCCTCAAGACAGAATCGCAAGGCTTATCTTGAAACATGAGCCATACCCTTTTGCCAAAGGTCTGTGCCTGGCCGGGTTGCCCTGCTGTGGTGCGCAGCCGGTACTGTCACGCTCACCAGCGCCAGGTCTATCGCCAGCAGGATGCACAGCGGCCGCCAAGCAGCCAGCGTGGGTACGGTGGAGAGTGGCCCCGGATCCGTGCTGCGTTCCTCGCGAGGAATCCATTCTGCGCATGTGGTGAACGAGCAACTCAGGTAGACCACATCGTGCCGTACCGTATCAGCCGCTCGCACGCTGACTCAAATCTTCAGTCAATGTGCAAGCCACATCACTCAACGAAAACGATGGCGCAATCTGTTGCGCATCGCGCGGTGTGAACACACAAGGGATAGGGGGGGGCAAATCTCTGCCACCCTAAGAGCAAACCGTCATGCGACCAGGAAAGTTCTGTGTACGCATCCTAGGCCGCAGTCATGTCCTGGTTCCGTACATTGCCACGAATCCCAAAGACTTCAAAACTTAGACAGCGGCGCAATCGTGTCACCACAGCCGCGACATTGTCTGCGGCCGCGCCGATTGTGGGGATGCCGACGCTTCCGAAGCGGCGCCCCGATCAGAAAAAGTGGCATCCGTGGACACTCGCGTGGTGGCAGCTCGTGTGGGAATCACCGATGAGGTCCGAATATCTTGAGAGTGATGTGCCCGGCCTCGTTGCGCTTGCAATTCTCAAGGACAATTTCACGCGTGATCCGAAGCCGACGCTCGCTGCGGAGATCCGGCTGCAAGAACAGCGGTTCGGGCTCAGCCCGATTGATCGCAGACGTCTGCAATGGGAAGTCCAGCGCGTGACCGACGCAGAGCGGAAGAACAAACCACTCACTCCTCTACAGCGAAAGGATCCGCGGGCAAGCTTGCATGTAGTCCAGTGACCGTTTTCATGGTGCCAGTGCCAGCGAAGGACGATCAGCCTTGGCCCACGTTGGGGCCGCTCGTGTGTAGGTTTATCGAAGATAATCTTGTGCATGGTCCTGGAGACCTGCGCGGGGAACCGGCTCGTCTTGATGATGAGAAACGCGCCCTTATCTGGCGGATGTACGAAGTCTATCCGAAGGGCCACGAGTTCGCTGGACGCCGGCGCTTCAAGCGCGTTGCGCTGAGCATGCGCAAGGGTGTAGCCAAAACTGAGCTGATGGCTTGGATTGCAGCTTGTGAGCTCCATCCGGAGGCGCCGGTACGCTTCGCTGGTTGGGATAAGAAGGGGAATCCGATGGGGAAGCCCGTCGATGACCCGTACATCCCGATGGTCGCGTATACGGAAGAGCAGTCCGAGGAACTGGCTTACGGGACGCTCCGGGTGGTTCTCAGCGAGGGGCCGCTTGCCGACGACTTCGACATCGGACTCGAGCGCATCATGCGCAAGGGTGGCGATGGAAAGGCCGTTGCGCTGGCCACCGCCCCAAATGCGCGAGACGGTGCGCGAACAACTTTGAATTGTTTCGATGAAACGCACCGCATGACGCTGCCCAACCTCAGACGGGCGCATCAGGTGATGTTGGCAAACGTTCCAAAGCGCAAGGAGGCCGACGCGTGGAGCCTCGAGGTGACGACGGCGCCGGAACCAGGTGGTGGATCCGTGGCCGAGGCGACGTGGGAGTATGCGCGAGCGGTCAAAGAAGGGCGGGAGAAGGATTCCCGCCTATTATTCTTTCACCGACAAGCTGCCGACAGTCACGATCTCACAACCGAAGAAGGTGTGCGGGCCGCAGTGATTGAGGCCTCCGGCGCAGCCGCGGTCTGGTCAGACATCGATGGGATCGTTGATTTGTGGCGTGACCCAACCACAGATCGTTCTTATTTCGAGAGGGTTTGGACGAACCGGATGGTCCGGGCGTCCGACAGGGCCTTCGATGTGCAGCAATGGAAGGCGCTGGCGAATCCCGATCTCACGATTCCGAAAGGCGCGGTGGTCACGCTTGGATTCGACGGTGCGCGGTACTTCGACGCCACCGCGATCGTCGCCACCGATGTGAAGACGGGAATGCAGCAGGTCGTGGCGGTCTGGGAACGACCGACGACGCTTCGTCACGATGAGGATTGGGAAGTCCCGGAAGACGAAGTTGATGCCGCCGTCGCGCACGCTTTCGAGCACTGGCGCGTCTGGCGAATGTATGCAGATCCACCGTATTGGACGACGTGGGTCAGCGCGTGGGCGGGTCGGTATGGCGAGAAACGCGTCGTTGCCTTCTGGACGAACAAGTACGTCAAGATGGCGTACGCGCTGATGGCATTCCGAGAGGCCGTTCAATCCGGTGCCGTCACCCACAAAGGCGATGAGGTGCTCACAAGACACCTCGGCAATGCCTATCGCCGGCCGCTGCGCCAGATTGATGAGAAGGGCCAGCCACTTTGGGTGATCCAAAAAGAACGCCCCGATAGCCCATTCAAGATTGACGCGGCGATGGCGGCCGTGCTCTCATGGCAGGCCCGGACGGACGCGATAACGTCCGGGGAAACAGGCAAGAGTGTGTATGAAACCCGGGGGGTCCGCAGCATAGATGGAGCGTAGGGGTGTCTGGCCGAAATTCAAGCAGTGGCTGAAGAAGGAGTTCTTCGTCAGCACCAGTGCGTCGGGCCTGGATTTGGGGATCGCTACTCTTGCTGGGATCAAGGTCACCGAAGAGGCAGCCCTAACCTTCTCGGCAGTCTTCGGTGCGGTGAAGGTCCTCGCGGAAAGCGTGGCCGCCCTGCCGCTTCTCATGTATCGCCGATTGGACAGAGGCAAGGGGCTCGCACGCGACCATGCGCTCTTCCCACTACTCCACGATCTCCCGAATCCGGAGCTCACCTCGTGCGAGTTCAGGGAGATTCAGATGGCGGCCCTTGTACTCTGGGGGAACGCCTATGCGGAGATTCAGCGGAACGCACTCGGGGAGATCCTCGCGCTGTGGCCGATCCATCCGTCTCGGGTGCAGATCCGACGCCCCGCGGTTGATGCGCCACTGGAATATCACATCACCCTGCCGATGGGGGCCGGGCGCGTGGTCCTTCCGAAGTCACAGATGCTGCATGTGCGTGCTCTTGCTATGGACGGCGTGCAGGGGGTGTCACCCATCCGGCTACATCGTGAGACCGTGGCGCTGGGTTTGGCCGCATCCGAGTTCGGCGCCCGTTTCTTCGGCCAGGGCATGATGGCTGGTGGTGTGCTCCAGCACCCCGGTACTCTCAGCGACCCGGCGTACGATCGGCTCGATAAGTCCATCGCGGAGAAGCGTTCCGGGTTGCCCCACTCCCATCGGCTTCTCATCCTCGAGGAGGGGCTGAAGTACGAGAAGCTGACGATCCCGCCGGATGACGCTCAGTGGCTCCAGACCCGGAAGTTCCAGGTTAACGAGATCGCGCGAATCTATCGCATCCCTCCGCACAAGCTGGGCGATCTGGAGCACGCGACGTTTTCCAACATCGAGGAACAGAGCATCGAGTTCGTCACCGATACCCTGACCCCGTGGCTCGTCAGATGGGAGCAGGCGATCGCCCGTGACTTGATGGACCCACAGGAGCGCAAAGAGTTCTTCGTCAGGTTCAAGCTCGAGGGATTGCTCCGCGGCAAGACACTGGAGCGGTATCAGGCTCATGCGGTCGCTCGGCAGTGGGGCTTCGAGTCCGTCAACGACATCCTCGAGGTGGAGGATCGCAACGCGATCGGTCCGGAGGGTGACATCTACCTCTCTCCGCTCAACATGATCTCCGCGGAGCAAGCGCTCCGGATGGTGCAGGACAACCCCGATATGGAGATGGAGCAGGACGAGGGGTTGGACGCGGAAGGACGGCCGCGGCGCCGGCTGACTGTGCGCCGGCGGGCAGATGCTCTTAGTCTGGTGGCGGGCAACGGCGACGGAGGCCGACGATGATGCTGATCAAGGTGCATGAGGGAAACGTCAAGCAGCTCAGCGAGAAAGGTGAGGGCGTCGCCGTCATCAGCACCCTCAACGTGAAGGATAAGGATGGCGACGTTACGCTCCCTGGCGCGTTTGGGGAACAGTTTGTTCCAGTCGTGCCCGCGCACAACTGGGGAGCGGTCCCCCTGGGCAAGGCGAAGATCGTAGAGCGCGGCAATGAAGCCGTGGCTGAGTTCTCGCTCAACCTTAACACAGGGCGCGATTGGTATGAGCATCTGAAGTTCGACCTCGCCCATCCGCCGGCGCTTCAGCAGTGGTCCTACGGATTCAGCATTCCGAAGGACGGCGCGAAGGTTGGCGGATTCGAAGGGCAAACCGTCAGGTTCCTTAAGCAACTCACGGTCCACGAAGTAAGCCTCGTGCTTTTGGGGGCTGGGGTCGATACGAGGACCGTGGCGTTGAAGGGTCTTTGGCTGACCACCGATCAGGTGAAGTTGATGTGTCCCCCGTGCGCCGAGAAGATGCGGGAGCGGCACATCACCAAGATCAAGCTGAGCGAGCTGATCAAGCAAGGATTTACCTGCCCCAAGCCCTTTGCCAGCTTCCAGGAGTGCGTGGACCGCTTCAGCGGCGAGGCTGACGTGGATGACCCCGAGGAGTTTTGCGCGGCGTGGGAAGCGGCTTGTGGGGAGCGCGGCGCGGATGGAGACGGCCAGAAGACACTCGCCGACCATCTCACCTATACCGTAGCGACCCTGGAACGCCTGGAAGCCGTGAACGATCTGCGTCTGAAGGACGGCAGGGAACTCTCGCCTGCGCACCAGGCGAAGATCGCTGACATGGTCGAACGGCTAAACCGCATCCTGCGCGTACCGCTGCCGAAGGACCTCGCGCAGCGATACTTCGACATGAAGGCGCGGATCGTCAAGGGGCTTGACCCCCGTTAACCTGTATCGTAAGATAGGAATCGCCTACCTCGCGCGTGCCGCTTGCTTGAGGCGATCAACCACAGCCACAAGGAGGCACGTGCGATGACCCTCAAGGATCTCCGCGAAAAATTCAAGATCAAGCAGGAAGCCCTCGGCTCCATCTTCGAGAAGGCGAAGGAAGCTGGCGGGGGCGAGTACGACTTTTCCAAGGTCGATGTCCCCGAGCTCAAGGACCTCAAGACTACCGCGGCCCGTCTGGACAAGATCCATCAGCTCGAGGCCGAGCTAAACGAGATCTACGACGAGGCTGAGAAGCAGTCCAAGGTCGAGGGCGAGGCCCAGAAGATCAAGGATCGCGCGCTCAGCCCGGTCACCGGCAAGCCGGTCGGTGACGGTAAGGGGGCGCCGCGGGAGCTCAAGAGTCTCGGTGAGTTGGTCACCGCCCGGGCGGAGTACAAGCAGTTCACCGAGCAGCGCTCCAAGGGTGGAGTCGCATTCGCCTTCGAGGATCTCTATCCCAGCGACATCCTGGGTAAGTTCTGGGGCTTCGACACCCTCGGTAACATCCATCTGAAGACGCTCTTCCAGACCACGGCCGGTTGGGCGCCGGAGTCCATCCGCCTGCCCGGGTTCGTCGAGGCAGTCAGTCGGCCCATCCAGGTCCTCGACATCGTGCCGATTGGCAAGACGGGGCAGGAGCAGATCGTGTTCATGGAGGAAACGACCCGGACGCACGCCGCGGCTGAGAAGGCCGAGGGCGTTGCGTACGCCGAGTCCACCTTCGTGCTCGCGGAGAAGTCCTCAAACGTGCGGAAGATCACCGACTCGATTCCCGTCACCGACGAGCAGCTGGAGGACGTCGCGCTGGCCGAGAGTTATCTGAACGGCCGGCTCGTTTTCGGGGTGCGGCAGCGGCTCGATGGGCAGATCCTGGCGGGCAACGGCACCGCGCCGAACCTGCAGGGTCTGCAGACGCTGACCGGCCGCAACACCCAGGCCAAGGGGACCGATCCCATCCCGGATGCGTTCTTCAAGGCGGGGCGGCAGATCCGGGTGACGGGTCGTGCCTTCCCGACGCACAACCTGGTCCACCCGACTGACTGGGAAAAGGTGCGCCTGCTCCGCACTGCCGACGGTCTCTACATCTGGGGCAACCCCTCCGAGGCCGGTCCCGAGCGCCTGTGGGGGCTCCCGGTCATCCAGGAGGACATCGTCGCCGCCGGAACGGGCTTTGTCGGTTCGTTCCAGCCGCAGTGGGTTTCGCTCTTCGAGCGGCGGGGCGTGGATGTGCAGGTCGGCTTCGTCGGGACGCAGTTTACGGAGGGCAAGCGGACCATCCGTGCCGACGTGCGGATGGCGCTGGTGTTCTTCCGACCAGCTGCGTTTACTGAAGTCACTGGACTGTAATCGAACCTCGAGTCATAAGGCGGGGGCCCAGGGATACCCTGGGCCCCTTCTTCGGAGGATCACATGCCGCCCATCATTGAAGGTGCTGGGAAGCTAGGCCCAGCGGAGCTCGGTTACGGAATTCGGAAGCCAGCGGTTGGCCTGTATGATTTCGCCGTTGACGGCGGGGCCGTCAGCACGATCCAACTCCGTGGCGACAAGATCCCATCGGGGGCGATCATCGTGGACGCGCTCTTGCATGTGGACACGGTGCCGACCGGTGGGACAGCGACGGATACACTGTCGCTCGGTTCCGAGGCGGTCGCAGATCTCCAGACCGCGGCGGCCCGCAACGCTGCACCCTGGTCCACCGCCGGCGCGAAGCGGCTGACCCTTGACGCCGACGCCGCCCCCGTGAAGACGACCGCCCAAAGGTCGATCCAGTTCGCCATCAACGCCACCGTGTTGACGGCCGGGAAGTTCAGCATCACCGTCTGGTACGTGGAGCTCGCGTAGTGGAAGCAGACTGTACGCATCCAGCCTACTCGTTGGTGGAAGGCGTCCTCGTGTGCGTCAGCTGCGGGGAGCCCTCCGCTTCATCCAACTGGCCGGAGAACGTCTACGGCGCGAAGGCCGTAGAGCAGCAGACCACTGAGAACAAGGGGCGGTTCTGGCCGTCTGAATCGAAGCGCAGTCGACCGGGAGGGCGGAAATGACCAAGATTTTGCGGGTGCTATTGATTGCGGCGCTGCTGCAGCTTGTGGTACTGCCTCCGCAACCCGCACTGGCCGGGGGTGCTTTCTCCTGCGCTATCTCCGGGGCGACAGCCGATACGGTCTGCAAGGCGGCGCCGGGCGCGGGCGTCAGGTTCTACGTCAACAGCGTGGTCATCTCTAATGCTGGGACCGCGCAGACGGTGCGGATCATCACCGGGACCGGTACGACCTGCGGGACCAGCACGGATGTCGTGGTGCCCCTGGTCAACCTAGCGATCAACGACACTGTATCAATGACCTTCCCCACGCCCTTGGAGACATCGTTGAACGAGGACCTCTGCTCAGACATCAGCGGCACGACCGCGCATTCCGTGCTCGTGAGCGGATATCTCGGGCCGTAGACATCGAATCGCAATGAGATTTCAGGCCGCCAATCATGGCGGCTTTTTCTTTGGGGAACGTATCTCAGTACCTGGAGGGCCCTGATGGCCGCGTACAACAAGTTCCAAGATTTCGTTGAGCAGGTACTCCTCGCCAAGCATGACCTTTCCGGGGCCGGCCATGTCTTCAAGATCTTTCTCACCAACGAGGCGCCGCTCGCCGCCGATACGGTTAAGGCCGACATGGTGGAGATCACGGCTGGCAACGGGTATACGGCTGGCGGGGAAGATGTGCAGAATACCCTAGCCGAAGCCTCCGGCACCGCGACCGTCACGGGAACGAAAGTAGTCTGGACCGCCGCAGGCGGCTCCATCGGCCCCTTCCGGTACGTTGTCCTCTATAACGATACCCAGACCGCACCGGCGGATGCCCTGGCCGGCTGGTGGGATTACGGCTCCGCGCTGACGCTCGCAGCCGGCGAGACATTTAGCTGGAAGCCGAACAATAGTGACACGACCGGAACCATCTTCACCCTAGCGTAAGGAGCCGACATGGACTGTGTTCCGGAAGCCCCTAATGCTTGTTGCCGAACGTTAGGGAACGTGCCCATCGTGCCCGACCATCCCGATGCGCGCCATGATCTGATCGTGCGGGTGTGCCGTGTCTGTGGGTGCCGACATTTTGAACTGACCGCGGACCCCGGTCGAATCGGACTGCGCGGCGCGTCGGTATAGTCGGGCGGCAACTTTATGGCCGTTGCTCACGAGTCCGCAACCGAATCGCATACTGGCACGACGGGTTCAGCCAACCAAGCGTCTTTTGATATTAGCGTCCCATTCACGGCTTCTACGAAGGGTCTTCTAGTTTTCACCTTCGTAAACGCGAACGCTGCCGATGCTCTGAGTGTCAAGATCGACCCGGCGGGGGCGAACACCGACGTCCCTGCCGTGGACTTCGGAGAGGCCGTAGACTCTGCAGGCGAGCCGGGGCGGTGCAAGGCGTGGTTCCTAGGGAGCGGGCTCCCGACGGCCACCACGACCGTACGGATCAACCGGACGAACAACGGCAACGTCATGTATGCCGTAGCAATCACCGTGACCGCCGGGGGGGGCACCGGTGCCTTAGGGGTCCTCAAGATCGAGGGAGACGGCACCCTCGTTGAGCAGAGCGTAGATGATGGGTCCCCCGGCACGAACAGCGTCCGCTACGCCGGAGTGAACTCCGGGCTTGCCGCAGTTCCGGCGGCGGGCGCGAGCTCCACGGTCCTCCACGGTATCGACTTTGGAACCCGCGTAATCCAGACTGTGCGGGAGACGACGGCGGGCCAAGGGGCCCGGAACGTCGGGTTCTCCTCCGGGACCTCGGACGACCGGGCTGCAGTCCACCTTGCAATCAAGGAAGTCGGCCCCGCAGACTTTCCGCTGAACGCAGAACCAGGTTCCTATGCCGTGACGGGAGTGACCGCGACACCACTGGCCTCTCGGCTGGTCGACGCGGCTGCGGGCGCCTATGCACTGACGGGACTTGATGCCGGAGTGTTTCGAGGATTCCCGCTCAATGCTGAGTCGGGTGCCTACGCCCTCACTGGCGCGGGAGCCGGAATCCTCGCGACCAGGCTCCTCGATGCAAATCCCGGAGTCTACGCGCTGACAGGTATTGCCGCGACGGTGGTCGTCGGACGCGTCCTAGCCGGCGATGCAGGCGTCTATGTCCTGACGGGTCTTGATGCAACCCTGCAAGGCCCAGTGGGGGCGTTTGTGCTGGTCGCCGACCCAGGTAGTTACGCACTTACTGGGGCAGTCGCGGCGATCCTTGCTCAACGAATCCTCACCGCTGATCCGGGAGCGTATTTCATCACGGGGCAGCTCGCAGCGCTCGTCGCGAGCCGAGTGGTCTCCGCTGATCCAGGGGTATACGCCTTGATCGGAGCGGAGGCTGCCCTGCTCGCCCAACGGTTACTCTCCGCTGACCCGGGCACCTACGGACTAACAGGTGAACAAGCTAGCGTCCTCGCGGCACGGCTCTTGTCGGGAGAGGTGGGCGTCTATGTTCTTACTGGTGCGGTCGCCGATCTCATCTATGCCACTACAGGATACGTGCTCAACGCGGAAACCGGGATCTATGTGCTCACAGGTGCAGCGGCAGAGTTGTTTCTGCCAGAACGTATCGCGCATGGCCCTGTCGACGCGATCACAGGAGATACGCGTCGATATGCGGATGTTGACGACACCAAGGTTCAGCACTAGGTGAGCGATGGTCATCAAGCAGGGCGATCGGCGGCCGGCCGCCACAGCGATAGCGAAGGACGCCAAGGGCGTTGTCATAGATCTCACCGGCTTCACGACCCCGAAGTTCAAGATGACGGATTGGAATGGGGTTGTGAAGATCGATGCGGCCGCCACGATTGTTGACTTCGTCGCCGGGAGTTTGCAGTATGACTGGGCTACCGGAGATACCGATGTTGCGGGCACGTATCGGGCAAAGTTCGAGGCAGTCGACGCCGCAGGCAAGAAGCTGAGTATCCCCAACGCTGACTATATCTTCGTCCAGGTGGTTCGGGAAAAGTAAATGCCCCTTGCTGCTAACGCGCTGACGACCGTAGAGAATGTTCAGGCATTTGCTCAAGGGGTGGGCGAGGCCATCCCCCCGGAGCATGCGATCACCGTGGAGTTCATGCTCAACTCCGTGAGTGCCGCAGTCGAAGAGTTCTGCCGGCGGAAGTTCGCCAAGGCAACGTACACGAGTGAGCTCCATACCGGAGTGCGTGGGCAACAGTTCTTCTACCCCCACCAGTGGCCGATCAATTCCGTCACCTCCGTAAAGATTGATGGCACGGCGATCACTGAGGATACGGACTTTGCCGACATCGACCCCGAGCAATGGGTGAAATACAAGCTCCCAGATGGGACCTGGGTGGCGCTCTTTCGGGGGGGCACGTGGAAATCGGATGCGCTCGGAATCGAGATCACCTATAACGCTGGTTATGTGACGCCTCCCAACGCCGTGCCGCCGGGGACGCCGCGGGATCTCCCCTACGATCTCGAGGAGTACGCCATCAGGCTCGTGCTCGGGGAGTATCTCCACCGCGGGAAGCAGGCCCTATCTGCGGAGTCATTTGCCGGCATGACGCTCAACTTCGATCGCTGGCCCCTCGACATCGTCATGGGTCTGAGAAAGCACCAAAAGCCGTTAATCTAATGCCAGACCTCGACCTGGAGGGCATCGTCACAGCCGTTTTTGATGTCCTTGCCGCCGACGCCGGGACGAAAAGTATCAACTGGGAGAAGGGTCGATTCACCCCTTACAATCTCAGAAGCTTTCCCGCTGGCGGGGTGAGTTTGGGCCCAGGGACAGAGCTGGGGTGGGCCACGATTCCCTCAGGGTTCGGCGGGACGGTGGCCATCCGGATCATGCTCTGGACGTCCAAGCACGAAGGGCTGGCCGAGGCAGAGGCAGCGATCCAGGATCTCCTCGGGAAAGTGTACGCGGCCCTTTTCAAGGATGTGAACCGGACGCTCAACGTGGCCTCATATAGCACGAAGCCCTGGATCCTCAACGCGGTGACGCAGGAGGTTCAGAGCAATATTGAGTTCACACCGCCCCACGCGGAAGCCGCCGTCATCGTTTCCTACCAGGTGAGGAAGTAAATGCTCGTCCAGATCACGCTCGATGGCCAGACGAAGCTCATCTCCACCCTGGACCAGAAGAACAAGGCGATGGTCAAGGGGATCATGAAGGAGCTGCGCACATCCGGGCGCGCGATCGCGACCCAGGCCCGCGCTGCGGCGCCGCAGTTCACGGGGACGCTCGCCAGCCAGGTGCGTGTTACATCCTCCGCGAGGTTCCTGGGGGCGCGGATCAGCCTTTTCGCCCCACACTCCTGGATCATTGGCCGCGGCGGGCGCCAGGCTGGAGCGAAGATGCCGCCGCCCAAGCAGCTGGTGGAGTGGGTGAAGGCGCGAGGGCTCGCCGCGACCGAGCAGCAGGCGAAGCACGTCGCGTTCGTCATCGCGCGCGCCATCGCAGCGAAAGGAATCAAGCCCAATCTGTTCCTGGATCGGGCGTGGGCGGCGGAGTACCCGAACCTTGTCCAACGGCTGCGGGGGATTCTCAGGGATGTCTTCCGGTCTGAAGGAGGAGCAGCGTGAAACTGACCTACGTGGGAAGCATGGCGGGCGGTATCGATCTCCCGGCACTCGGGATTGTGGGGTGGAAGCCGGGCGCGGCGCGTGACATTCCGGAATCCATGCTCGAGGAGCTCCTCGGCCGTGGCGACTTTGAACGACAGGAGCCATCACGCAAGCGCGGGGCTGAACCGATAGCGTAATCCCTCTCTTCGGGTCGGAATGTAGTGATTTCAAAGCGGTGGGCTTCATGCTCGCCGCTTTACTTTTGGAGGAGTAGACATGCCTCGATTCGGATGGGAAGGCCAAATTGGAGCTGGAGAAGAGACTACCTGGGGGACCGCGGCGACAATCGCCAGGTTCGAGGAGCACGCCGAGGGCGAGACCGGCGTCCCCGAAGACGAGGTGCTCTTCCGTCCGGGAATGCATGGGGCGAGGAGCCGGTTGCTTACGCAGACCGCCCAGGGGCGGAAGCGCGTCAGTTACTCTCTCGGGTTCGACCTGGCCTACAAGGGCCTCGCCGGGTTGTTCTTCAAGCACGGGATGGGTGCCGTAGCCACCGTCCAGGACGAGGTCGGCGTGCGGTGGACCCATACCTTTACCAGAGCCGACGCCCCGCCGGCGGGGCTGACCCTGGAGCACGAGATCGCGCCCGACTTCTACAAGCTCCTCGGCGGGCGGGTCAACGAGCTCATCCTCGAGAGCGATGCCGAGGGGCCTGCTCGGCTGACCGTCAACGGCTTCGCCAAGGATTACCAGATCAACGCTTCTGGTGCCACCTTCGCCCCGCCCTCCAGCAATATCCTAACCGTCTTCCACCAGGCCGCGCTCACGATCGATGCCGCGGCCAAGCAGTACCGCAATTTCCGGTTGCGGTTCTTCAACGACATCTTCCCCGATGACTTCCGCAGCGGGGCCCGGACCGTGTTCTCGCTTGACCCCCGGGATTGGATCGTCGAGGGCAGTCTGTTGCTAACGGCCGAGGAGGCCGCGCAGCTCACGAAGATCCGGGATTTCACTGCGGTCGCCCTCAAGGTAGTGTTCACGGGGCCGACCCTCGGTACGGGGAATTTCAAGTGGGACTTCGATCTGCCTAAGGCGCGGTATCGACCCACCCGGCGCCGCATCGGCGGACCCGTCGACGAGAGCCTCGTGGAGCTGCCCTTTGAGGCGTTCAAGGACACTGCGGATGCCCTGACCGTCAAGCTCACGAACGATTCGGCCACGCCGTAAGGGGTGATTCGATGACGCACACGGTCAATGGGAAGATCTTCGATTTCTCTCTCTCGCTGCCATTCGCAAAGCCGTGGGATGCATGGACGATGGGAGAGAAGCGCCTGCTGGACCGGCTGGGCTATAACCTCATGAACCGAGACGCTACGCGAGAGGGATTGACGGCGGACGATCTCTTCGCGCTGGTCGTGTATTTCGCCATGAAGGCGAATCGCCGTGTCACGCCCGCTGATTTCGACAGCCTGACCGAGAACGAGTTCGGCAAGATCGCCTTGGCGTGGGCGGACCAATTCGCCCCTCTGATCTGGCCGAAGCCGGAGGCCCCACCCGAGAAGGAAGGTGCTCGGGCCGGTGACGAGCTGTCCCCTTTTCCCGATGGTGGTGGAGAACCGTCGACGCCCTCTCCCTCCGAACCGGATGGAGTTTTGACGTCTACGACCGGATGACACAGGCCGAGATCGACTTCTGCATCCATCTCCACAACCAGGCTGCGCGTCGCGAAGAGCAGATACTGCGATCATTCGGGGAGCGATAATCCGTGGCGACCGAGCTCGTCGTCAAACTCCGGGTCTCCGGAGACAAAGACGTCGATGCCGCCCTGAAGCGCGTCGGCCAGGCCGCCCAGGATGCCGGCGTGAAACTCACGCCCATGAATCAAGGCCTCGGGCGCGCCAGCGAACAGGCCAGGGTAGCCATTCGGGCCGCGGGGGATCTTGCCCAGACGCTCGCCGGGACATCTGCACTCCTATCGGTTGTTTCCCGTGGCAACGAAGAACTACGCGACAGGCTTGAAAAGGCGACCGTGGGCCTCACCTTGGCCTCCACAGCCATCAATGTGTTCCGAAACGCCGCCCAGCTCGCTACGGGAGCGACGGTGGCCCTCCGCGTCGCCGTGGTGGCGCTGAGCGGGCCCGTGGGGTGGGTTGTCGCGGGGATCACCGCCCTTGTGGCGGTGGCCGGCGTGCTTATCAAGCGGCATATGGACGCTAAACGTGCCGCCGAAGAACACGCCTCGGCCCTCGATGAGGCCGCTGCTTCCGCTGCTAGGTTCACCTCTGAAGGTCGTGGCCTCACGCATCGCCAGCGTGAACTGCAAAGCCAACTTGAAGACACTTCTGGGGCTACGGAGAAAGCCCGTCAGGTTATCGAGGGCATGGCCGAGGCGGACCGTAAAGCCGGACAGGCTGCTGCGGAACGTGCGCGCGCAGCCCGGGAGGCCGCGGAAGCCCTCCAGATGGAGATCGCCGCCGAGCGTCTTCTGGATGAAGTCACTCAGGTGGCCATCCCAAGAGCACAGGCGCTGGCAGCGCAGATCAAGGGGTTGGCGTTCGATGCCCGGGACGCAGCGGGGGGATTGCGCGAAACGGCGCAGGCAATAGAGGACATCAGCGAGATCGTCGACCGATCGCTGGGTCCCCTGAGCCAGTACCGGGCGCTGATCCTTGATGCCCGTGACGCTGGTATGCAATTCGGGAAATCGACTGCAGCGGGCGCGAGAGAGGCCCAAACCGTATTGGAGGATGTCGAAGCGGCGCAGCGGCAGGCGGGACACCTGCAGCTCCAGGGGATCCTTAGGAACGAAGAGGCCATGAAGCAGTCGGCCCAGAGCGCCAAATCCGCGTGGGTGAGCGGGATCGATGGAATTCTGATTAAGATGGGTGTGCTCCGTGAGACCAGCGGGAACATCTGGGACGCCATCAAGAACGCCGCCATCAGTGCGCTCGCGAAGATCGTGGCCAGCGCAGTGTGGGATGCCATCGCCGCAAGATTCAAGGGGTTGAGTGCAGCCGGTGGATTTAAAATCAGCAGCCTCCTCTCCGCGATCCCCGTAGTCGGGCCGATCCTCGGAGGCATCGCTGGAATTCTCGGGTTCGAGCACGGAGGGTCCTTCATCGCCCGCGGGCCCACACCCATTATGACGGGAGAGGGCCATGAGCCCGAGTTGGTGCAGGTGACCCCGTTCAGCCGTCTAGGCCGAAGCGGCGGGGGAGAGGTCCACTTCCACTTGCACAGCCCGACCTTTCTGGGATCGAAGGAAGACGTTCGGCGCTGGTTTGAATCAGTTGCCGGGTCCGTGTTTCGGGAGCAGTACGCCCGCTGATGCCAGCCACCTATAAGCTCAATTTGCTCTCGCCCGCCCTGAGCTTCGATGGGGTGGATGATGTCGTCACAGTTGGGGATGTATGGGACTTCGCGGGTACGGCCGCGTTCACCGTCGAGTTTTGGATCAAACTTACGGTAGAAACAGCCGACCATCGACACATTCTCGGGAAGTTGACCGGGGCTGGTGATGGCTGGCAGGTCGTAAAAGAGCCTAACGAGTCCGTGCATTTCAACCGCCGACTCTCCACGGACTCAAACGTCACGGTCAACACGGGAGTGCTCAGCCTCGATACCCTTTATCATGTCGCCTGCACATTTGATGGGAGTAACATCCGTATCTATCTGAATGGGGCGTTGGTTGGTGGGCCGACAGCAGATATCCTCAGTCTCCCAAACACGGCGGCTTCCTTCAAGTTCGGAGGCTCAAGCAATGTTGGGCCTGCTGGGTGTGTCCTCGACGACGTCCGCATCTGGAACGTCGCCCGCACCCAGGCCCAGATCGCCGAGAACCGATTCCGCCGTCTGGCTGGCACGGAGTCCGGGCTGGTGGGTCTGTGGAGGATGGATGAAGATACCGGGACCCAGGTCAAGGACGCCACTTCGAACGCGAATCATGGGACCCTCACCGGAGCGGCCTGGTCAGAGCGGGAGATCGCCGACATCGCGGCAGACCTCCGGGAGTACAGCATCTCCCGCGGCCGCTCGGAAGCCATCCGGGGCGAGATCGTCACCGGCCAAGCCCGCATCGAGCTCAACAACGTGGAGGGGAAACAGAGTAGCCCTGCCCTGAGCTTCGATGGGGTGGATGACTATGTCGAGGTCCCTGACGCTCCTGCTCTGGATATTGTTTCAGCGATCACGCTGGAAAGCTGGGTCAAGTTCGACATTGTGACCACGAATCATCCGACGTTCATCTCAAAAGACCCTATCAACACAGCCTATCTTCTGTGGAAGTCGGATGATGGTGGTAACGTGGGATGGGCCTTTAGGCTCTTCCTCGCTGGCGTACAGCGCTCACTTTATTCCAATGTGGTCCCAGTGGCCGGACGATGGTATCACGTCGCGGGAACATATGATGGTTCGGCTATGCGACTCTACGTTGACGGAATTCTCCTTGCTTCTCAGTCTGAGACCGGTACAATCGGCACAACAACAGGCCCTCTCCACTTCGGTGCCCACGGCCCCAGCTCACCCCCAAACAGCGGGTTCATTGATGGTTTGCTTGATGAAAACCGCATCTGGAACGTCGCCCGCACCCAGGCCCAGATCCAGAATAACATGCACCGCCGGCTCGCAGGGAACGAGAAGGGCCTCGTGGGGTACTGGAGACTCGATGAAGCTTCCGGCACACAGGCTCAAGACGCAACCACGAACCTCAACCACGGGACGATCACCGGGGCCGCCTGGTCGACCCGAGACCAGGCCTACTTTACCGAGGGCACCTACTCCCCGGACAACCCTTCCTCGAAGTTTGCTGGACTGCTCCGTCCGTTCCTGAAAGCCCGGATCACCGCCACCTCTGGTGTCACCAAGGACCGCTTCACGGGCTATATCCTCAAGTACGAGCCGGAGACCCGCCTTGAGGCCGGGCCTGAGGATAGTCGGGTCGTAAACTGCGTCCTGGAGGATCGCTTCAAACTGCTCCGGGCAAAGCGGGTCACCACCGGCATTCTCGCCGACCAAACCCTCGGCGCGATCATCACGGAAATCCTGGACGAGGCTGGCGTGCCCTCAGGTGAGCGCGTCTTGGCGACGACGGTCGACACATCACCCTTTGCCCTCTTCACGGACGAGGCGGCCCTTGAGGCCCTACGCAAGCCGGTCGAGGCCGGGCAGTACGCCCACTACATCGATCCATCGGGGAAGTATCGCCTGGAGAACCGCTACTGGACGCTCGGTGCGGCGACCTACAAGACCTACGACGCGGAGATGGTGGACTTTCGGCCTGTCTACGACGAGGCCCGCATCCTCAACGCCGTCCAGGTCAAGAGTAACCCGCGCAAGAAAGACGCTTCCCTCGCCGTTGTGGCCAAGCTGCAAGTGCCCTACGAACTCGCCGTCGGCGCGTCCGTAGAGTTGTTTCTGGAGTATTTCGATCCATCACAGACGAGCTTTGTTCGAGCGCCGGCCGATGAGATGGTCACCCCAGTGGCGACGACCGATTACACGGCAGGCTCCACGGAGACTGGTACGGACAAGACGGCTCAGCTCGGTGTCGTCGTGGTTTTCTTCGCCGAGAAATCCAAGGTGACGCTCACCAACAACGACGGTGCCACCATCTTCGTCTCGAAATTCGAGCTGCGCGGGAAGCCGCTCCGCGCCCAGACCCCCATTCTGCGCGAGGCCTCCGATGTGACGAGCCAGGAGGACTTTCAGAAGCATGACGGGGTGATCGACAACGACCTGATCGGTAAGGACCTGTACGCCAAGGACCTTGCGGAGTTTCTTGTGCTAGACCGCAAAGACGTCGTGCCGCCGGCGGAGATGACACTTAGGAACGTCTTCCCAGACATGCTCGAGATCGATCTCGGGACAGTGATCGAGATCGTCGAGAGCCTCACGGGAGTATCCTACCGCTGGGTGGTGGACGGGCTTCGGGAAACCGTCCAGGCACCAGGATTTGAGCACACCGTGACCTACCAGCTCCGCAAGCATGTGGATTACGACTGGCTCACCCTCGACAAGGATCCTGAAGGGCGTTTGGACCAGAACCGCCTGGGATTTTGATGCGGATCCTTGTGGTGGGGAAGGCAGCACTCGGCGAAGTCGTGGTCGGCGATCGCCTCGATCAGCGCGGTCGCCCGCGTCACCTCGTTCACGTCCTCACGGACGAGGACATGTCAGGCCCGCACGAGGTCTTCACCTGCGCACTATTCCATATGGCCGTGCGTTACCTGACCGCCTTGGAGTTCGATGCTGTCTTCCTCGACGGCCCCCTGGGGGATCAGGTCGCGGCATGGCTACGGGACAATGGGGGCGAGCTGACGCGTAAACCTCGATTGCTGCAATTCGCCGGCCCCCAGAGCCTGCGGGCCATCGGAGGATTCGATGTGGCATTCGTTGCACCAGTTGGCACTATCATCGCCGAACAAATCCGCGAGACGATCAATCGGTCTGCGGATTAGCCCCGCTAGGCTCCAGGAGTTGCGGGAAGCGAATGGTGCCTACACGGAGTTCATGAAGCGCGCCCAAACCCTCATCAGGGAGAATCGGCTCACGCCCATTCAGGTGGGGCTTCTTGAGGCGGATCTCCAAGAGGCCAACGCCCGCAAGCGCACGCTAGGCGAGACAGCACTCAGGGAACTTGGGCTGGACGTCGAGCGCATCGATTACGCGATCGACGAAGAGACCGGCGCGATCCTCCAGGTCGGATAGCCGAGGGACGAGATGGCATTCATCCACCAGGACGTCGTCATCAATCAGATCCTGACGGCGGCCATTTACAATCAAACCGAGCAGAACATCCTCGACCACATTCACGGCCTCTCTGGTGTATCCCCTGCAGTTAATATCCAGGCCTTTACCGCAGACGGCACATGGACGAAGCCCTCGCCGGCGAACTGGGTGCTCGTCATGCTGGCCGGGGGCGGCGGCGGCGGTGGTGGTGGTGGGAACAGCACAGCCTACACGGGTGGCACGGGTGCGGGCGGAGGAGCGCGTGTGTCCAGACTGTTCCGTGCCTCCGATCTGGGGGCGACCGTGGCTGTCACGGTCGCTGCGCAAACCGGCCAGGCGGCCATCGGCATAAACGGCGCGATCGGTGGCACGACATCATTCGGCAGCCATGCCTCTGCCCGCGGCGGTGGCGGTGGCTGGGGTGCCGACGCTGGGGCAGACCGAAGTGGAGGCAGCGGGGGCGGGGCGGCCGGGGCGGGCACGACAGGGCAAGCCGCCTCACAGGCGGGCGGCGCACCGCGTCTCGGGAGTACCGTACAGGAAGGCGTCGGAGACGGCGGTGGTGGGGCACCTGCTGGTGCCGCAGGACATCAAGCGTACACAGGAGGCGCAGGCGCTGGCGGTGGTGGGGCGACGACGAGCAGTGCCGGTGGGACGTCCGTAGCTGGCGGTGGTGGCGGCGGGTGCGGAGGATCGAACGGCGGCACTGGGAACGGTGCGGCCGGCGGAGCGACCGGAAAAGAGCTATGGGGTAGCGGCGGAGGTGGAGCTGGAGGGGTCGGGTCTGGTACGGCCGGGGCCGCTGGTGCCGCAGGTGATTCCACGAAAAACGGCGCAGGCGGTGGTGGTGGTGGCCAGAACGGCGCAGGCGGTGATGGCGGCGCACCCGGTGGTGGTGGCGGCGGCGGCGGTAGCGGGACTTCAGGAGCTGTAGGTGGTCGTGGCGCGCGTGGCGAGGTATGGGTTGTGTCCTGGTAGGAACGATTGCGGGTTCGTCGAAAGGGCACCATCCGTGAAGCGTACGATCATATTGATTGCCGCGCTACTCCCGGTGCTCGCGGTGGAAAGATTGCCCCACCGCACCGTGGTACTGGTGCGAGACGAGACATGGCGCATCTCTACAGTCCGACCCGCCCACCCCTATGGGAGCACGGTCGATAAGGCCCGCGGCTTCCTCTACGTCTCGGACTGCCCCGGGAGCGTGGTTATACAGTACGCGCTCGAGGACGGTCGGCTGCTCCGGGTGATCGGCAAGGGGACACTCGACCACCCCACGGGGATCGGACTCGACCGCGAGGGCACCGCGTTCGTGGTGGACCACTATCATCACCGGATCGCGGTCTTTGATTCGGAGGGTCAATTCATCCGGGCTTTCGGTAAGCAGGGCACGGCACCCGGTGAATTCGAGCGGCCCTACGACATCGAGGTGGCCCCGTCAGGGGAAGTCTATGTCGTCGACTACGGTAATCACCGCGTACAGAAGTTCACGCACGACGGGAAGCTCCTGGCGGTGTGGGGATCAGGGAAGCGCGGGACAGCGCCGGGCGAGTTCTCTTCCCCGCTGTACGTCTCGTTGGACTCGGCGGGCCTAGTCTACGTCGGCGACTCGAGCAATAACCGGATTCAGGTCTTCACGCCGGATGGTCGCTTCGTCCGCCAATGGGGATCGATCGGCAGCTGGGCCGGGCAGCTGCGCTTCCCCTACGAGGTCACGGTCTTCGGGAAACACATCTACGTCGCCGATACCCACAATCACCGCGTTCAGATCTTCACTCTTGGTGGGTCGTTGGCGGGAGCGATCCCTGTCGGCCGATTCCCCAAGACGGTGACGCTGGACGCACAGGGCAGGCTCTACGTCGGATTGCTCGGAGATCCGCACGTCGTGAGGCTCACGGTCACCCGCTAGACCAGTTTTTCTGGCGGCATCGGCAGGCGCATCAGACTACGGCCCCGCAAGGGGCCATTTCCTTTTCTGGGAGGGTGACACATGGATGCAGTGACGATCGATGCCATAGGTCGATTCATCGCTACCGTGGGGTTCCCGACCGCGATCGCCGTCTATCTGATCCGCTGGGTGAGCGGCAGTCTAAACGGAAAGCTCGATCGCTTATCTACCAGTGTCGACCGGAACACCCAGAGCGTGGACAAGCTCTCGGACCGAGTGGATCGATTGATCGAGCGCCAGCCCTGATGTGCTCCGCGAAGCGTGGTGGCCATATCCCTGTTCCTGCGGCATATGGATAGGGCTCTCGATCGCCCCGGGCGTCTACGATCCCAAGGAGCCTACCTTCACTGGCGTCTGCCCGAAGTGCGGTGCGGCCTACTACCTTGACATCTTTGTCGTCTTCCCCGTGGACCCAGGGGATCCGGTATGACCGTGATCAGCGGGAAGCTATCGAGAACATCAGCCGATATGTCTGGAGGCGCGTGGTGAAACTCGTCCTTGTACGCGACACCTTTTTGCCAGACACCACGTTAGGCATCCTGACATATGAGGATCCGGCAGCCGCGCCGTGGCAGACGCTGGAGGATGCTGACCGGAAACTCGAGTTCGAGCCGTCGGCGAAGATCAAGGGCCGGACGGCCATCTCGCGTGGGACGTACCGCCTTGTTCTGGCCTACTCGCCCAGGTTCATGCGCATCACGCCCAGGCTGCTGGATGTGCCGGGGTTCACGGGGGTGCTGATTCACTCTGGCAACACCCACGCCGATACCGAGGGATGCATTCTCGTCGGCGAGACCCGGGATGGCGACAAGATCCTGCAGAGCCGCGATGCGATGAAGCGCCTGATGGCTCTGCTGAAGATTCCCTACGAACGAGGCGAGGCGATGGAGGTTGAGATCAGATGATCCATACGCCGGTTTGGCGGCTTCTGGTCTACGAGGCCATTACGCAGCTGATCATTATCTTAGGGGTTTTCCGCGCCCGCATTGTGCGCCGCCAGATGGTTGTTCGGAAGGATCGGGTCTTTGACATCTACGATCGTGAATATGAAGAGTGCTGCGATTGCGGACTGACACACAGCCGCGGGTTTTTCCCGCCCGGGTTTGACTGTGGGCACGCCCCGGTCCCCGGCAGGAAGATCATTGGACATGCGTTCCCTGAGCGTCCGGATGGGTACCGGTATCGATTGCGAGCAGGTGCTGGAAGCCCATCACTCGCTGTCCCCAGGAGGAATTCTTGATGCCTCACCAGGCGCGCGCCGCACTTCGGCTTCTCGCACCTCTCATCATCCTTGGGCTGATCTTCGCCGGCGGGATCCTCGCTGGCCGCGCCTGGTTCCCCAGGATCCAGGTGCAGCAGGTGGACCCGAAGATTGTCGGGGTTGCTGTCCCGGGTGAGACCAAGATCGTGCCCTTCGCTGTGCCTGGGCCCGTGCAGCTGGTGCAGGTGCCGGTCGAGGTCACACGATTCATTGATCGCCCTGGCCAGGATCGCATCGTCACCATCACCAAACCCGTGCCGGTTCCAGTCGACGTCATCCGCCGAGAGTGGCCGCAGTTCATTACCGTGGCCGTGGGGTCCGTTCTCACCAAAGAGTACGGCTGGGCCACGCCCGTCAATCCGCAGCTGATCATCGGTCAGGTGGCCCCTGGCGCCTACGCAGTCTCATCCCAGATGGAAGGCTGGAAGATTGATGAGGTCCGGACCGAGACCAAGGTCGCGACGGCCGCGCTGGCGCCGCGCTGGCATGTGGAGCTAAGACCCACGATCGGCGTCTTGGCTTTGGGTGGGAACGTCGCGCTGTCCTATGGAGCAACCGTCCAGGCCAGCCGCGGGCACATCTCTGTCCAGATCGCCGGCGGGCAGTCCACGGCGGGTCCGTGGGGTTTGGGATTTGTCTCCTACAGGTTCTGATGCGCTATAACCTCATCTGGTTCATCGCGCTCTTCCTAGCCCTGGGAGCTGGCTTCCTCTGGGGGCTGTATGTCGGACTCGGGTTCCATCTCTGAAGGGAGGTAGTCCCAATGCGGTTGATCCTCTTGCTGGTGATCGCTCTTGCTTTGCTTGTGCTCCCACCCGCGAGTGCTGCGGGTCGCTGGTCCTACGTCGACCAGCTAAATGCCCAGTCCTATCAGCTATTCGTCCGCGAATGGGGACGGCTTTCAGCCATTTGCTCGGCGGGAGCCTACTGGACCGATGGGAAGACGACCAGACTCCTTACCGCTGGCCACTGCATCGCACTCTCGCAATCTGAGATGGGCCGTGGCGTAGAGTTTCTGGTCACCCAATCAGGTTCCAACTTCCAGGCTGCGCGCGTTCTTGCAACTGGCTGGCGGCTCCGAGACCCCGACGCGAAGACGCGATCGGTAAGTCCTCGAGAGCTCTTCGGGAAGCTCCCTTCCCCCGGGTTCCTCCGGCAGCAGCAGGTCAACGACGACCGGATCGACATTTCCCGAGGCGATTGGGCCATTGTGGAGATCGACGGCAAGAAACCGATCGCTGAGATCGGGGACAGCGGCGCCCTTTTGGAGGATGATGTCATCTACCTCTACGGTTATCCGCTCGGAGGAGATCGGTTCTTCGCTCGCGGCTACGTCGCCAACTCAAAGTACCGTGCCCCATCGACGGAATGGGCAGAGGGCTACATCGCCGCGGACGTAACGGCCGCGCCGGGCAACAGTGGCTCCCTTGTCGTGGATGAGAATGATCGAGCCGTGGCTATCCTGGTTGCTGGAGCCAATGACCGGTTACATATTTTGACGCCGCTGGCCATGATAAAGAAGCAGGTCCCCTGCATGGTCGAACCGACCTGTGCAAGTTTCGCGAAACCCTAAAACAGGCGGCCCCGTTCTCACTCGCTGGCTAACCCCAGAGATACCGGAGGTATCAGATGCCACGAAAGTCACGTAAAGACGAACTGAATCTTGTCACGCTCCTCATGGGGACCGGCGGGGAGAAGCAACTCCTGTCTCCTCGGGAGATGATCGAGAACCTGCAGCAAGAAGGCTACAAGATTGTCAAGCGCGACATTCAGGACGAGCGCCGCAAGAAGTGGCAACTCACTGGCCTGGCCGAGAAACGCTACGGCGGGGCGAAACGGCTCCGCTTCGGAGTGTTCGGTGATCCCCACCTCTGCAACAAGCACCAGCAACTCACCTTCCTGCGGACCTTCTATGACCGGATGGCGGCCGAGGGGATCAAGACGGTACTTTGCCCCGGCGATATCTTCGACGGGAACGGGCGAGTCTACAAGGGTCAAGAGTTCGACCTCTTCCTGCATGGCTACAACGCACAACTCGACTACGTATCGGAGAACTTACCCGCAAGGAAAGACATCAAGACCTACATTATCGCGGGCAATCACTGTTGGTCGTTCTGGAAAAGCGATGGGGCAGACATCTGCGCGGCACTAGAAGAGCGGCGCAAGGACATCGTCTACTTGGGGCCGCTGTCCGCCAAGCTCGACATGGACGGGTTGAAGGTGCAGCTCATCCATCCGAAGGGCGGGCTCACCTATGCGCGTTCTTACCGGATGCAGAAGATCATCGAGCAGATCGCACCAGGCGAGAAGCCGGAGCTGCTGTTCTTCGGCGGGAAGCACTCCTGGAACTACCTGCCGATGTACCGCAACGTCATAGGATGGATGGTCGGTGCGTTTCAGGGACAGACCGATTATGAGCGGGAGCTTGGTCTCTACCCAGAGCTGGGCGGGCTCATCGTGGACGTGGAGTATGGATCCCCGGGAGCTGATCGGCCCAACGGCATCGTGCTCATCCGGCACGAACTGATCCCCTTCTACAACCCAAAGGACCGGGACTGGATATGAGGGGTCGAGCAAACATGCGCACAGCCAAGGAGGCGATACAATGCCGGAGTTTGTAGATGCCTTCGAAGAACTCATCGCAGGGCTCGGCAGCAAAGAACTCAAGGATGGGCTCACAGCTGAAGAGCTCGCCATCAAGACCGGCAAGAACGTGGACTGGATCAAAGACAAGCTCCGCTTGCTTGCGGCCGCGGGGCGGCTGATCGTGGGGCGGAAGAAACAGATGGGACTCGATGGCCGGAACGCGCTTGTGCCGGCGTACAAAATTGCTGCCGCGAATCGGCGGGCGAAGGGGTGAGGTCGATGGGCAAACCTATCGTCCAGCGCAAGTTGCTCCAATCCCTCGAGGACGTGATGCGTAAGTCACGCCACGCCGAGGGGATGACGATGAAAGAGCTCAGACAGGTCACAGGGCACCGGGAAGAGTGGCTCCGCGACCGGCTGATGAAGTTGCTGGAGGCAGGGAAGCTTGAGCCCGGTCGAGCGCTGCGGCCGGCGATCGATGGAACCATGCGCCCGATCCCAGTCTACAAGCTGAAGACCACCTAAGCCTACATGATGTCAAACAAGGAAAAGACGTATCGATGGCGCCGGCGCCACCCGGAGACGTGGCGTCGTACTTGGAAACGCTCACAGGAAAAGCGCCGCCCGCAGCTTTTCGCAAAGAGACTCCTAAAATATGGGCTAAGCCTCGAAGACTACACCAGACTCTTGGTCGTCCAAAGAGGCATATGTCCTATTTGCGAAAGGCCACTAAATTTGCGTGGAGGCAAGGGGGCAGGCGACAGACTCGTTATCGACCACCATCATACAACTGGTCAAGTGCGGGGCCTGCTGTGCGCTAGATGCAACCTCGTGGTTGGTCAATTCGAAACGGCGCAGGCCAAGAAGATTCTCGTGTATCTCGGATTCATCGGACGCAACGACCAAGCGGCTTTTGAGGACTCCTGATGCGCGTCCCCCGCTCCTACATCGGTAAGCAAGTCGAGCTGGTCTGGCGGGATCCCCGCGGCGTGCGCGTCTCCTGCCAGATCGAGCAGGTCCTCAAAGGGATGGCCGCGCTGGCTACGTGGAAGGAGCGGGGTGTCATCGACGATTTGACAGATGGCGTCGTGCGAATCATCCACTCCGAGGGTCATAACCCCATCGACCCTGACGAGCACAAGTCCACCCCGGAGTACCAGGTGACCTGGGTTCCAGAAGCCCTGGTGGAATCGATCACGATCATGGAACCCATGAAAACCGAGCAGGACCCCGCTAACTCGTGAACTTGACTGCGGTTCCGTACATCTGGAGGTAGAAATACTGGAAGGTGTTCGTGTCTAAATCGATGTCTTGACGCATCGAGATAATCGCGTCGGCTCCAAGGATAGCAGCTCGCTTCTTGAGCTCCTGAACGGCGACGAAGAAGGCTTTGTCAAAATCCGTCTGACCGACACTCCACTCACCGTACAAGAATCCCCAATCAGTGCGCGCCTGTCCCATTTGGCCTTGCTTCTTCATCTGAGCGATCTCATCGCCATAGGTCTTGGAGAGCTTGGACAGCGCGCTCGAGAAGAGCCCTTTGTTTGAAACCTGGAAGTAGACCGGGCCGATGACCTCATATGCGCGCGCCAAGTCACCGGTCGTCACTTGTATGCCCCCGGGTTGAGTCTTCACAATTTAGGCCTCCTGTCTAAAGCCTCCAGCGATTGGGTACCCTAGCGCCTAAACGGGTAGCGGTACAGCACCGCTTACTATTCTGGGGCGCCCCAGATGTTGTCGGTCGATTCGATCTTCGTCAGTCGTCTGCGTAACGGCTTCCTCATCCGAGAGGGGCTCAGCGATGAGTGGTACTGCCCAAACGTACGTGTCCTCCTGAAGAGAGTCATCGCGGCCTTCAGCGACTCGGGGGAGTGCGGGATTTGTTCTGAGTGCCCATTGCTTTCGCCATCTCCCCCTGACGAATCAGGATCCGGTTGAGGGAATTCTCCAAAGGTTTCAACTTCTTTTCGAAACGTTCCATGAGCCGATCTTCCTGCGGGCGGGCATCGTAACGCCCGTCGAAGAGTTCGGAGAGTGGGATGTCAAGTTCCAGCAGGGCGGCAGCCAGGCTGGGCCACTCCGGCAACTCCCCCTTCATCCAATTCCCGATAGTCGTCCGGCTGACGCCAACTCTACGTGCTGCTTCTGACTGGCTCAGGTTGCGCCTGCTGATAGCTAGGGAGACGTTCCGCCCGAATGTAGCCGCCAACTCCAGCAGGTAGGCATTGTGGGCCTCTGTGCCTTTGACTCCTTTTTGACTCACCGCAACCCAGAGTGTACACCCTGATAGTCATGGAGAGGGTAAATACCCGTCATATGGAGTTGACAGTTTTGTCAACCTGTGGTAACGTATGCCTGTGATCGTCATTAAGGCAGACCGCATCAAAGAAGAAATCCTCCGTCGGAACATCACTCAGGAACGATTCGCGCGAGACGTGTTGGAGGTGAACCCCTCCTACTTCAGCCAGCTGCTATCTGGTCGAAGAGAACCTGGGCCGAACATCCGGCAGCGCATCATGGATGAACTTCGGGTGGGGTTCGATGATCTGTTTGAGATTCGGGCTGGGGAGCCAGTTGGGATAGCAAAGGAGCGGTCCGCGTGAGCGGCAACGGGAACGGTGCAGTTGCACGGATCCGGGTCGAGCACCTCCTGATGGACGAGCTCGCCGAAGCCAAGGAGCGGCTTGCTCACATCGATGGTATCCTCTGCCGCAGTGTGCAGTCCTTCCAAATCGATAAGGCCGACGACAAGCTCCAGACCGAGAACATCGAGCAACTCCGCTCACTCAAAGATCAGGAAGTCGCCTGGATCGACCGCCTCCAGCGACAGATGAAAGCCGTTCAGGAAGGTCGGCTCTTCGACAACGAAGCCCGCCGGTCGCTCGAGGTGGGTTCGTGATCCCCCGCGACACCCCACGGATCCTTGAGATGTCTTACCGAGAGATCTTCATCGAGTTCTTCTTCGGGTTGAGTCTTGCGATCTGCGCACTGCTGGTGCTGGTGGTCGCGCGAGGGCGCGGGCGTGAAGGTCCGCACCGCCAAACTCAAACCCGAGGAAGGCAACCAGGAATGCCTCAGATGTGGGCACCCGTCAGAGTGCTGGTTGCTCTGCACTACCTGCAGAGGTTCGATCGGCAAAGAGTAATAGACAAACCTTCAGCGAGATAAGGCGGGTCAAACTTTGAATATGGGGCAGGTTCGTGCAACGGATCCTCGGTTCACGCTGCGCTCCCGACAGCACGGTCCCTCCTCGGTTAGCTGCACGACGCGGACCTGCTCCAGTAATTCTGAAAAGGTGGAGAGGGAGGATGAGGTCGGAAGCACTGCACTGACGAGTGCAGCTCCGGGGAGCGGCTCAGTGCCGTGCATCGCGTACCCGGACGACATGACCCGCGGCGCTTCCTCTCCACTGTATTTTGGGCGGCATCCGGTGTTCCCCCTTGAGCCACGGGCTCCGAGCGAAGCTCGTGGATTTGTGCGCATCGGGCGCCGCCCGTTCCTCAGCTTCTACGGAGACCGAGCTGCATGAGGTCGCCCTGCATCAAATGGCGGACCTGGCCGTGGGAACCCGTGGTGGACATCACACTGCCAGCGGGCTATTACCTGTACCGCAACAAGCAAGGCGGAACGCTGGACCTCGTGTACGGCAATGAAGAATGGATCGGTTGGTTTGAGCCGATGGCCTCAGAACGCACCATCCTCCTGAAGGTCGATGACCACTTGTACAAACGTCTTGAGCGCCACGATGACTTATGCGCGCGTCTCGGCGTGGTGTGGGAAACGTGACCGCCGGCGATCGCTTCTTCCGGTTCCTCATCTGGACCGCTGGACTGCTGCTGGTCTTCATCGTGGCGGTGCAGATCGGGATCCATCAGGGCCGCGCTCTCGCGACCAGCAACGGTCCCCTTGAGTATCGGCTTCGACTGAATCTCTCCTGCGACGTGACGGAACCCAAGAGATGAGTCTTGGTGCTTGGAAGTGGCCGCCGATTGCAAGGAAAGCACATTACTTCCTCACGGGTGAGATTGTTTCGCTCTGCGGCGGATACATGTTCAGCGGTGCACCCACCCCGACGCAGGATGCAGCAGCGGAGAACCCCGGTCCCGATGACTGTGTCGGTTGCTGGCGCAAGTTGCAGAAGCAGGCGGCCGCGCCGAAAGTTACGCTCCGCAACACGACACCAAAGACCAATGTCTGACATCTACGTCACGATCCCCAAGCAGTGGTGGCGCACCTGGCTGATGGGTGGCGACCTCCCAGGAGATGCTCCAACGGGCTGCGAGTATATGTGGGGGGTTATCGGTAAACCCCGCATCGACCCCGGAGAGCGCGTCTACGTTGCGGCCAACGGCAAGCTCCGCGGCTACGCTCCGCTCGTTCGTATCGACCCAGGGATCCGCGGCAGGTCCTACCTCATCAGGGCAGGCGGCGCCGTGGCGGTGACTATCGAGCGTCTCTTCCGGGGGTTCCCGGGATTCCGCTACCGTGATTGGGACTACAGCGAAGAGAAGCCGTTCCCGGATTGGAAGACGTTCTAGCGATGGCACGGACAGCCCGTATGTATGTGATGGTCGATCTGCCAACTGAACGGGTCGAGGACATGCTCGCGGCCATGCGGGGCGTCGAGCAGACGGATCCAGAGCGCATCCATCTCGTGTCCGAAGTGAAGAACGCTGTGCCATCGGTCAGCGCGGGCAAACGTATGCTCCAGCGACTTGGGTTCACTCCGAAGGCTCGCAAGGGGCGTGTAACTGGGGTGGACTCACGCGGACTCGAAAACGCACCGACGGATTGGCCATCGAGGACGGAGCGACCATGACCGGCGGTCCGGACATCCTCGTTGCGGAGTATCTCCTGCGCCAGGCGCGCGAGGAGATTTGTCGTCTGTTCTTTATGAACGGGAACGAAGGTCTCGAGTTTAGCCATCTCCGCCTTTCGCTCGAAGCTGCAGGTATCAAGGCGGATCATCCGCATCACTGGGGCTCCCTCTCGGCGCTGATAAGCCGCCGCGGGCCCGGGCAGATGACGGAAATCACGGGGCGCGAGCTCGCCGTCGCAGCGAGCCGGAATGCCGCTCTCAATAACGTCCACCGGCTCACACCTGAACTGTGGTCCTACACCGTGAACATTCTGGCACCCAAGCGCGGGTGGCAGGCACCTCCGAAGCGTGGCCCACAATCTGAGCAGGTGTCCCTCGTTGAGCGTTGAGTGGCGTGAAGGGCAGGCTGTAACCTGGCGGGCCGTGAGCCCCGGCGGCTATGGCTATGCCACGCTCGTCCCGGCCAAGGTTCTAAGGATTGGGCGTTGCCGAGTGACCATCTCAGCCATGAGGGCGAACGGCACGTGGGCGAAGCGGAGTGTCGATCCCAAGAATCTCACTGATGGATGGCGCGTTACCAAACCGGAGCGACGTCATCCGCTCGATGTAAGCGCGGGTTGATTCCTTAATGACCACCATTATGACCGTCGGGAATTCAGAAGGTTCGCGGCGCTGCGATGCCCGATGCCATACGGCGTCTAGGCCTGAGTGTAACTGTTGTTGTGACGGGCGGCTAGCACAGCGGGCCCAGGAAACCCTCTTAGGACTCACGCGATAACACATCCGAGATGTGGGTGCGTATTGAAAGCAGCTTCTTCAGTCATCCCAAAGCCGAGGGACTCGACGATCACGCGGTGGCGCTGTTCTTCCGCGGTCTCTGCCGCGCTGGGAGCCACCTTACTGATGGTCGGCTCTCCGCATCCTTTGTCAAGGGGAAGCGACAGGCCGGAGTGGCCGATCGGCTCGTCGCCACTGGCCTTTGGCATCGAGCAAAGGGTCTGGACAGGACATGCCAGCGTTGTTGGGAGGCTCTCGGTGGCGAGCCTGGGGATGGCTGGGTTATCCACGACTTCCTCGCCTACAACTTCAGCAAGGCCGAGCAGGAGCGGCGCCGCGAGGATGCCAGAGCCATCCGGGTGGCCGGCGGGCAGGCACGGGCAACTGGAGCGTCTCGGGTCGGGGGGCGGTTTGCACCAGCAGAACCACCAGCAGGCGACCAGCAGACCACCAGCAGCCCTGCTGGTGACGCTACCAGCAGAAGCACCAGCAGACCACCAGCACCTGTCCTGTCCTTACCGATCGATACAAAAGAAACTGCTTTGGTTAATCCTGAAGGTCTGGCACAGCTCGCCGAGATGGCTCGGTCGATCGGCAAACCAGTCCCCCCTGTATCGTCTGTTGAGATCGAAATTGAGGCCGGGCGCCGTTACAAACGTCGGCTGGAACGGGATGAGCTGGCCCCAAGCAATATCCCACGGCCACACATTGAGGTGGACGCATGAAGGCGCAGCGTAGACTCCTGGCCGAGGTCTGTCGGGAGATCAATGGTGTCGCCGACGAGTGGCATCGGCTGGTCAAGCGGCTCGATGCGGGAGATGACGTGAGGCCATCCATCACGGACGTTGAGGAACGGCTCGATCGTCTCTACGCCGAGAAGCGCTGGCTGAAGGCCGGGGGACTCGTGGTCTCCGAGGAACTGGCCGGAGTTGTATCGGCAGCGGAGGGACGACTTCGGATGAGCCTGCACAAGTATCGCTATTCTGCCGCCTACGACATGCCGACGATCGAGATGCAGCTGGAGGGCCCATGAACGATACGTCCGTCACAGAATTCCCGCGGATCCGCCGAGCCAACGATTTCGTGCGGTGGGTCGAAGCCAACACGTCGACCCCACTGTTCGCCAAACGGAGAACGCCGGAGATCGTGAAGGCTCGTCGGTTAGTCATGTGGGTGCTCAGATCGTGGGGGCTGTCCCTGATGGAGATTGCCCGCATCCTCACCGTAGACCACTCCACCATTGTCCATCACCTCAAGCACATCAAGCCCGACGAGATCAGTTATGCCGGAGCATACGCCAGGATGTACGCGGATCAAAAGGCTGATCGTGCCCACATCCTGAGAGAAGCTGCGGCCCGTGGGGTTGGGCTGGAGGGATTGGCATGAAACCGCCGGCGGGCGGCTCACACCCGGGAGACAAGAATCCCGGGAATTCCATCATAGCGGCGTGCCATCGGGCTGCCCGCCGAGCAATCTCAGGAGCGTGAACGGAGCATGGTACTCACCGTAGAGGAGCAGGAAGACTTGGTTGCCAGTCCCGTCGTCGAGGCGCGGATCCTCGAAGTCTTGCGGAACAGGGGAGGCCACGGCCGTGTGAGCCAGATCGCGGAGGGGGTTGGACGCGACGTCACCTCTACCAACGCGTTGCTCACCGCGATGGAGCGGAGGAAGCTCGTTCGACAATCTGGCGTGTGGTGGCGGATCACCGACAAGGGTGAACGGATTCCCCCTGAGTCGCCTAACGGAAACTCCTCCAGAAGCTCGCGGGGGGGGGCGTCAGTGAAGAACGGGATTGACTACGCGATCGTGCTCGAGGATCTCCGGCGCCGGCGGGACGAGATCGTTGCCGCGATCGCAGCGATCGAGCGGCTCGAGGCGTGATGGTGTTTCGTGCTGCCCCCGGATCCCCCTGGCGCGCGCGCCGGAAGAATCGCGGCGCCCTGGCGATTCGGCGCGACCGCCTGCGGGAGCTCTGGAGTGAGGTCGTCCGGACCCGGGATGGCTTCAAGTGCCAGCGCTGCGGCCGTACCAAGGAGGAGGGCTTCCAAATCGACGCCGCCCATATCTTGCCGGTTGGGTCCTATCCAAATCTCAAATTTGTAGTCGCGAACGGAATTTCCATGTGCACAATCCCATGTCATCGCTGGTTCGACCAAAACCGCGGGGGACGAAACCACGACGGCGAGGGGGCGACGTGGGTGAAAGGCGTCATCGGGATCGATGGTTACGCCAAGCTCCTGGTCCTGGCCAAGACCTTCAGCCGACCGAGCAAGACCATGACGGCGATCGCGCTCCATGAGGAGCTCAGACGAGTGAAGGATGCAGCCGATTAAGGCGACGATCATGCATGAAACCGCGATCAAGGGCGAGGACGCATAGGACGGTGCCGTTGACGATCACGCAGCTCAAAGGTGCCATCTTCAGTCGGCGCTCACAGAACTGGGCGACGCCAGAGGCAGTCTACCGTGCACTCGATGAGGAGTTTTCGTTCACGCTAGACCCTTGCCCGCTCAGGAGCGATGGCATCGAGGGACTGATGTTGTCCTGGGCAGGGCAGCGCGTCTATTGCAACCCGCCCTATGGCCGCGGCGTCGCTCGCTGGCTGGACAAAGCACCGGAGGCCACCGTCGCAGTCTATCTGCTCCCAGCGAGGACGGATACGGCATGGTGGCACAAGTACGCACCGCTCGCCAGCGAGGTCCGCTTCATTCGTGGACGGTTGAAGTTCGGAGGCGCGCAGTACGATGCCCCCTTCCCTTCGGTCGTGCTGGTGTTCAGGGCAGGCGATAGGGTCGGCTAAGGTGCGTCGTGCCTACCTTCGGCAGTCTGTTCTCAGGTATCGGCGGGATCGACCTCGGCCTCGAGCGCGCTGGCTGGACGTGCCGATGGCAGGTGGAGATCGACGACTACTGCAGGAGGGTCCTGAGCAAGCATTGGCCTGATGTTCCGAAACATGGCGATGTCCGAGAACTCACCGGAAGCGAACTCGAACCAGTTGACCTTGTGGCCGGGGGTTTCCCCTGTCAGCCCGTCAGTCATGCCGGCAGACGAAGAGGCACTGCCGACGAACGCTGGCTCTGGCCCGAGTTCCGAAGAGTTCTTGGCCTTCTTCGACCCCGATTCATCCTCGTGGAGAACGTACCAGGGCTCCTTACTGTCAACGGAGGAGCTGCCTTTGGAGAGATACTCGGGGACTTGGCCGCCCTCGGGTACGATGCGGAATGGGAGAACCTACCAGCGGCCGCCTTTGGTGCCCCGCACCTCCGTTATCGAGTCTTCTTGGTTGCCTACACCCGTGGTCAGCAATGGGTCTGGCAACATCAGCGACAGCCCAGGATCCAAGTTGCGTCCGTCATTACAGCGAATGGCGAGTTCCGGGATGTGGCCAACGCCGACGGTTCAGGACGCCGAGAACTTGGCAGGCCCATCGCAGTGGAATCGGAACAGCGACCCGCTGAATGTGGCCGTGCAGCGGGGGATGCTGCCCACCCCGAAGTCTTCGCCTTCCGGTCCGGACTACGCGAGGAGAAGCCGGGATGGGAGTGGCGGGGACGATTTGGCGACGGCGATTGGTGGGCAACTGAACCCAGTGTGGGTCAACTGGTTGATGAACTTCCCCCTGACGTGGCACGCCGAATCCGTGAGCGAGGTTTTGACCTGGATCGAGCAATTCCTAGAGTTGCCAAAGGGATCGCTCGACGGGTGCCGTGGCTCCGATCAGACGGGAATGCTGTCATCGCAGAAGTCGCGGAGTGGATCGGCGAAAGAATCCTTGAAGCGATGAACGCCATGAAGGAGCGAGTCTGATCATGGGCCAAACCTTCACCCATCCACAGAGATGGGGAGGGATCACCATGAGCGGCTCCATTCGGAGGCGCGGATCAGCCTTTGAGCTCCGCGTCTACCTCGGTGCGGATCCTCAGACCGGGAAGAAGCGGTACAAGAGTCTGGCCTTTCCGACGTACAAGGACGCCGATTCCCAACGGGTCAAGATGGCCGTCCATCCCGCGATCGGCGCCGGGGTGGGGCCGTGGGGGAACTCCCGGCTCCGGCTGGGTGACTATCTTCAGTCCTGGCTCCGGACCTCGCAGCTGGCCGAGAGCGAACGCCGGGCCCGAACGTCGCATGTCAAACGGCTCGTGAACGAGCTCGGGCAGGTTCCCCTGGCCCGATTGCATCCGGCGACCATCGATGAGTTCTTCGCCCGTCGGCGTGAAGCGGGGACGAACCCCACGACGGACAGCCGGCTGTTCCGGCTTCTCCGCACGGCCCTCAACCGTGCGTTGGCGATGGGGTTGATTTCGGCGAATCCCTGTGAGCACATTGTGCCTCCGCGGCCGGGGGAGTACATGCCGACGATCTGGACCCTCGAGGAGCTCACGAAGTTTCTGGACGCGGCGCGCGAGAAGTCCCGCCACCTTGTTCTCTATGCGACGATGGTGGGGACGGGGCTCCGTCCCGGAGAGGTGCTGGCGCTACGGTGGCGGGACGTGGATCTCAATGCGGGGCTCCTGCGGGTGATGCGTGTCCTCGAGAGGCCGAAGGGTGGCGGATTCAGGTTCAGGGACTACCCGAAGACGAAGAAGTCCCGTCGATCCGTGCAGTTGCCCGAAGCCTTAATCACCATGCTCCGCTGGACCCATTCTGTCCAAGAGGCGCAGCGGGCCGTGGCCGGAGGTCCGACGCACGAGCTGGTGTTCTGTCAGGAGAGCGGGAAGCCGCTGCACGAGCACAACCTCATGCGTCGGGACTTCGGGAAGCTGGTGAGGGATGCGAAGCTTCCGAAGGCCAGGCTGTACGATTTGAGGCACATGCACCTGACTTACCTGACGGCCGCCAACGTACCGCTCAAGGCGGTGCAGGAGCGGGCCGGCCACAGTTCCGCGGCATTCACCCAGGATCGCTACATCCACATGGTGCCGTCGATGCAAGACCAGGCTGCACAGGCCGCCCAAAGGCTGCTGACATCGACGGGTGGGGATAAGGCGGTCGAGGGAGTGCCAGATGAGTGAGCAGGAAGAGCGACTCATCAACTCAGTGCATCGAAGTCTCGGGGCCCTGAAGGGGATACTTCGTGAAAGGGATGAGGCGGCTACGAAAGGTGATACAGAGGATGTCCTGGCAGTTGCTCTCTGGTTGTTTGTGAGCGCTACGCTCAAGCCAGACGTATGGCTCGACATAGGAATTGAGGGGAACGAAACCCATAATCAGATCATGATGGTTGCATTCGATGCGCTTGCGCGGTGGGCGAGAACTGAAGATTACAATGAGTTCGAGCATCGGCTGAATGAAGTACTAGCCCGACGCCGTGCGCAAACTGCGGAGGCGGAAGCATGAAGCGACACTTGTTCGTGGACGATGGTCGCGGGGATTGCGTGGAGTGCGGCGAAGGCCTCGAGGCTCACCGGGGGTTCGTAGTCGAGAGCGCGGACGGGAAGCAGGCAGTGGCATTCGTGCGGCGGAAACGTCTTGCCCATCCCTTGCCCATACGAAAGACGCGGCGCGCGTGATTGACGAGAAGACCGATGCGTGAGAAAATGCAGTCCTATCAAGGGTACGCGCCCGTAGCTCAGTGGATAGAGCGTTGGCCTGCGGAGCCACGGGAGCCCTCGAAAGTCCGCACCATCCCATCTGTTCCTGAGATCTTGCCATCCATTGCCCATCAAGAAGGTCGTGAGG